ATGTTCAGTGTCAGCCGTCCCATTGAGGTGGTCGTGTTGTAGGACTGCGTCACCGAGACGAAGGTCACGCCGTTGCGGTCGAACACCTCGACCAGCTTGGAAAAATCCATCAACGAGCGCGACAGGCGGTCGATCTTGTAGACCACCACGACGTCGATCAGCCCGTCGTCGATGTCGGCCAGCAACTGCTTCAGACTGGGCCGGTCCAGATTGCCCCCCGAGAAGCCGCCATCGTCGTAACGTTCGCGCGTGGCGACCCAGCCTTCGGATTTCTGGCTGGCGATGTATGCCTCGCAGGCCTCCCGCTGCGCGTCGAGACTGTTGAATTCCATGTCGAGCCCTTCCTCGCTCGACTTGCGGGTGTAGATCGCGCACCGCAGGCGGCGGTTCGGGCGGGCTTCCATCTGCATCATGCCTCCTCCCGCTTGCGCTCGCGCAGGCCAAAGAAACGGTACCCGTTCCAGCGGGTGCCAGTGATTTCGCGGGCGACGGCGGAGAGCGATTTGAACTTGCGTCCCTGCCAGTCGAAGCCGTCCTTTAGCACGGTCACGGTGTGCTCGACGCCGTCCCATTCGCGCAGCAGCTTCGTGCCCGCCACCGGATTGCGGGGATCGGCGATCTGATGTTTGCGCCGGGCGTGGCCTTCGACCTCGTCGGCCAGCAAGTCCAGCATACGCCGCGTGTCCCGGTCGGGGCCGCCGTAGGTCAGTTCCTGAAGCCGATAGGCGATCCGCAGTTCAAGAAACCCGAACCCGACCACGGTGGAGATCGCGCAGCGCACGCTGTCTGCCATCTGCCACGCGACCGGCAAGATGCATGTCAGCGACAGCGAGGAGCTGCACCTGATCCCGATGACGATCCAGGTGAAAATCAAGCCGCCGAAGAATGGCTACGGCGAGAGCAATGCCATCGCCTACCTGCCGCCCGAACGCGGCGCGGTGGCCCGTGCTGCCAAGCCGGCCCCCGCTGCGCCCGCCACATCCGCGGCCCCGCCCAAGATGGCGTCTGCTCCCTGGAACAAGAAGGGCTGAGACCCCGCGCCGCCCTGACCTGTTGACGGCTGGGACGGCGCCTCCCGAAACCTGAGGACATTCCCATGACTGACAAGGACAACGCGGCCCCCGTGGCCGTGATCAGCCCCGGCTTGCCTGATGATCAGCGCCGGTTGATCGAACTCGACGACGCCATTGCCAAGATCCGCACCCAGATCGCGACAGCCGATCTGGCGCGTCAGCGGGGTCACAAACCTATCGACCCGGACTGGTTCCATCGGGCCCGCACGGCGCTTCGACACCTGAGCCGTGAACGGGCAGAACTGCTGGCCAAAAGCACCGGACGTCGCCGCCGCGAAAAGCTGAAGGACGCGCTGATCGGCGTTCTTCGCGAGCGCCATGATCCGGAAACCTGGAACGGCATTCTGGCTGAGGCGCAGGCGCGCAGTGAACGGGAGGGTCTGTGATGGCCGAGCTTCCTGAAGCCCCCACGCCGACGTTGACAGCGATCTATGCCGATTATGAGGCCCGCCAGGGCGATGGTTTCCGCGATCACCTCGGCGCCTCGATCATCGGCAAATCCTGCGCGCGCGCACTCTGGTACGATTTCCGCTGGATCACGCATACGCGTCATTCCGGCCGCCTACTGCGCCTCTTTGAGACCGGCCAGCTGGAAGAGGACCGCCTCGTGCGCAATCTGCGCGCCACCGGCGCGACGGTGCTGGAGATGGATCCCGAAACCGGCCGCCAGTTCCGCGTCGAGGCTCATGGCGGCCATTTCGGCGGGTCGCTCGATGGCGTGGCCATCGGCATCCTCGAGGCCCCGAAGACCTGGCATGTGCTCGAGTTCAAGACCCATGGGGTCAAGAGCTTCACTGAGCTGACCGCCAAGGGCGTGGTTCTGGCAAAGCCCCAGCACGCCGCGCAGATGCAAATCTACATGTACCTGACGGGGATCCCCCGCGCCCTGTACGTCGCGGTCTGCAAGGACACCGACGCGCTGCACATCGAGCGCATCGAAGCCGACAGCGCCATGGCCGAACGCCTGCTGGACAAGGCCGGACGCGTCATCTTCGCCCAGCATCCGCCTGCACGGATCAGCGAGGACCCGGCCTGGTTCGAATGTCGGTTCTGCGATCACCATGCTGTTTGCCACGAGGGTGGTGGGGCGGCTGTGACCTGTCGGTCCTGCCTGCATGCGACCCCCGTTGAGGGCGGCTGGCACTGCGTCCGCCACGACCGGATGCTGGCACCTGCCGAGCAGCGCGCGGCCTGCAACCGCCATCTCTTCATCCCCGATCTCGTCCCGGGCGAGGTCATCGATGCGGGCGACGATGTCGTCACCTACCGCATGGCCGATGGCTCCACCTGGGCAAACAACGCCCGCACGACGGAGGCCGCGCCATGCTAACCCTGCGCCCATATCAACAGGCCGCGATCACATCGATCTACGGCTATTTCGAATCCCACAAGGGCAATCCGCTGGTCGTGATCCCGACTGCCGGAGGCAAGTCCCTCGTCATGGCCGCCTTCATCGAGGGCGTGCTGAAAGCTTGGCCCGACCAGCGCATCCTGATCGTGACCCATGTCCGTGAGCTGATCGCCCAGAACCATGCCGAGATGATCGGCCTCTGGCCCGAGGCCCCGGCCGGCATCTATTCGGCGGGCTTGGGCAGCGGCGCTGATGGCGGCCGATCTCGGCGTGGAGCCCGCTGTGATGCAGAAGGTTCTGGAAACACATGTACGCGCCCACCTCGACGAGCTTGCCGAGGTCCGGCCCGACTTCCGGTGATGATGAAGGCTTGTCGGATTTCGACGGCGCGGCAGAAATCCTCCGCATCTGGGGCGCGGGGCTAACGCCCGATCCTGATCTGACGGTTTCGGAATGGGCAGACCGGCACCGGATGCTCTCTGGTCGCGCCTCGGCCGAGCCGGGGCGGTATCGCACAGGGCGCACGCCCTACATGCGCGAGATCATGGACCGGCTGAGCCCCGGCGATCCCACGCAGCGGATCGTGTTCATGAAAGCTGCACAGGTCGGCGCGACGGAAGCCGGCAACAACTGGATCGGCTTTGCCATCCACCAGGCGCCGGGTCCGATGCTTGCGGTCCAGCCGACGGTGGAACTTGCCAAGCGCAACTCGCGCCAGCGGATCGACCCGCTGATCGAGGAAAGCCCGGAGCTTCGGGAGCGGGTGAAGCCGGCCCGGTCGCGCGATGCAGGCAACACGATGCTGTCCAAGGAGTTCGCGGGCGGCATCCTGATCATGACCGGGGCGAACTCGGCGGTCGGACTGCGGTCCACCCCTGCACGGTACATCTTCCTCGACGAGGTAGACGCCTATCCGGCCTCGGCCGACGAAGAGGGCGACCCAGTCACGCTGGCCGAGGCCCGGTCACTGACCTTCGCCCATCGGCGCAAAGTGCTGTTGGTATCGACGCCCACGATCCGGGGGCTGTCCCGCATCGAGCGGGAATACGAGGCGAGCGACCAGCGCCGGTTCTTCGTGCCGTGCCCGCGTTGCGGCGCGATGCAGTGGCTGAAATTCGACGGGTTGCGCTGGCAGAAGGGGCGGCCGGAAACGGCGGAATACAATTGCGAGGGTTGTGATCAGCCGATCGCGGAACACCACAAGACAGCGATGCTGGAGGGTGGTGAATGGCGGGCGACCGCCACGGCCGCAGATCCCACAACGGTCGGCTACCACCTTTCGGCGCTCTATTCGCCCATAGGTTGGCTCAGCTGGTCCCGCATCGCCCGTGGCTGGGAGGCGGCCCAAGGGTCGGACGAGGCAATCAAGGCGTTCCGCAACACGATCCTCGGCGAAACATGGGTTGAGAGCGGTGAAGCCCCGGACTGGCAGCGGCTCTACGACCGCCGCGAAGCCTGGAAACCGGGCATGGTTCCTGCGGGCGGGCTGTTCCTTACGGCTGGGGCCGACGTCCAGAAGGATCGGATTGAGGTCGATGTCTGGGCCTGGGGCCGTGGGCTTGAGTCATGGCTGGTCGACCATGTCGTGATAGAGGGCGGGCCAGATCGACATGACGCATGGTCGGAACTGACCGCGCTGCTCGACCGAAGCTGGCCGCATGAACGCGGAGCGCATCTCAGGATCGCGCGGCTTGCCATCGACACGGGCTACGAGGCCCCGGCCGTCTATGCCTGGTCGCGCAGCGCCGGGTTTGCACAGGTTTCCCCAGTGAAGGGTGTCGAGGGGTTCAACCGCTCGAGCCCGGTATCGGGACCAACCTTCGTCGACGCGACCGAGGGCGGGAAACGCCTGCGGCGCGGCGCGCGCCTCTGGACCGTGGCGGTGTCGACCTTCAAGGCCGAAACCTACCGCTTCCTGCGGCTGGAGAGGCCAACCACCGAAGAACGCGCCGAGGGCGCGGCTTTCCCGCCGGGCACGATCCACCTGCCGACGTGGGTGGAAAGCGAATGGCTGAAGCAGGTCGTGGCCGAACAGCTGGTGACGGTCCGCACGAAGCGCGGCTTCGCTAAGCTCGAATGGCAGAAGCTGCGCGAACGCAACGAGGCGCTGGACTGCCGGGTCTATGCCCGCGCCGCCGCCTGGATCGCGGGCGCGGACCGCTGGCCCGACGAGAAATGGCGAGACCTCGAGGATCAGCTCGGGGCGGCGCCAACGGAAATGGATGGCGCGGGGCGGGTCAACCGACCGCAATCCGCACCCCAAGTGGACTTGCCCGGCTTTTGTGGAGAGCGTTTAGCTCACTTCGCGGGCCTTTCGCTCGAAGGCGATGGGGCTCTGGAAGCCGAGCGATGAATGTCGCCTGATAGGGTTATAGAACCCGTCGATGTAT